TGAGTTTTCTGCATAGTTCGCGAGTCGCGCACATTTAGTACATCGCAGAAGATACAACCAGTAAAACGGTGCCTTGCTCTTCGGCTCAAGTTCGACGTGCTTCGGTTCATCACACTCTTGTGACATCGGGTTCAGACACGTAGGACACGCGGGCCAGCGAAGCATACGAAACTTCATGATGTCACAGCCTGCTGCGGCTGCACATCTGGCATTGACAGCTCTCTTACTAAACATGGTTTCCCCTTTCAGCAGTTTCGTTTAATCTCAGAAAGCAGTTGAATGAACTGCATAGCTAGACCGCGTTCAGCAATTTCCTGCTGAGTGAACCTGTCACCACCAGATACAATCTCTTCCATTTCTATGATCTCTTGTTCAAGCTGCATCATCTTTTCATCAATTGCAGCGGGACCGAGTGCCACAGCTTTAGTCGCAGACTTGAGTGTCGAGGTTGCGAATTCAGTTGCGTATAATTGTGCAGGCCGATTAGGTCTGTAACTCATGCGTTCTCCTAGATGTAAAGGGTTCCTCTCAAACGTGCTGCAGCGTGCAGCGAATGCACGCCGACCCCGTTAAGGGTAGGCGTGCGATCTGTCACATGCTTTGCATGACAGAAAGTGCGCGGGCCTTCTTGGCGGCATTGCCACCGAAGAGGTTCGACCAAGTGCGAGCCTCTGTACTATCGGCGTGATCCGAACGAACACTTCTGTTTACACGTGAATTATGATCAATGTAGTTAGTGACCGCGTTGACAGCGAGCCACTTAGTCACGGGGAGCTGATGATCATTTGCCTCACGGTGGAGAGTTCGAATCCACTGATCGATGGTCTCGTCAGCGCGGGCCTGTCGTGACGCAGCCATCTTGCCGCCATCTTCGAGCGATGGCACCACGCCCTGAACTGCTTCATATGCTCTCCAGAAGTACGAACCGATCTGATCGTGTGACATCTCCTGACTTGCGAGCACGTCCATGTTCTTGTTCCATTCCTCGATCGAGAGAAAGCAATCCCTGATCTCTTGAACTGCCGCACGCATATGCGACTTCATGTTCTTCGTGTGGCGGAACCTGAACTTGTTCTGTGACTTTCCTCGCGCCCACGTCAGAGTATTATTACATACGACGCGGATGGTGGTCGGCATGAACTCCAAAGAACTCGAACCATCGTGCGAGTTGTAGCAGAGCACATACGGTTCGACTTCGTCACACTGCTTGCCGACACAGAGCGTCTCTGACTTCAGCAAGAACCAGATGCGGCGGCCACCCTTCAGCGAACCTGCTGATTCGACTCGAACGTCAGCTTCACCAGCAAGGTCATAACAGAAACTCGCAAGCTCTTCATTCTGGAGAACTTCATAGTTCGTACCGACAACACTGAGAACCTGATTGTTGTCGCTGCGCTGAAGAGCCTTGTGCGTAGTGATCGGAGTATGAGCCATGGTAGCGAGTCCGGTCTGCTGTTCAAGGTGCAACTCGCGCTCTTCAACTTGCCAGTCAATGCCCGCAAGGGTCAAAGCCTGACCGGGAGTGGGGGCAGACTCTACAACCTTACCGATGCCGTGCCAAGCCTTCTTAGCGTGCAGAACAAGACCGTCAGTGTTAGTGATTTCATGTGACATAATGTATTCCTCTCAAGTTAGAAGTAAATCAGTGATCAGCCGTGACACCTTCAAGATCGAAGCCATCCGGCAGAGTCTTATTGAATCGATTCCATTCATCAGAAAGAGACGAGAACCAAGTAGACGATTCGTTGTCTCTGTAATTCACAACCGCTCTAGCGAACATGATTGAAGCATGGGGAAGCTGGGCATGTGCAAGCCAGAGAATAAATGAACCGGACATCCTAGACATGTTATCCGCGCAGATCCATTCATAGAACTCGACAGCATAGGTGAGGTCTTCGATGTTGTCTTTCATCTGGTCGTACTGCACGTTGACCATTGCGGCCTCCATGGCATGTGCGTTGGCTCTGTTGTATGCGTTCTTCATTGCGTGTCCTCTCTGTTTTCATCTGATGTATTTGCCTTCTTCTATGAACTCTGCCTTGCGGGACAGTTCACCATGATGGTTCGCGCTGTTCCACTCGCGGCACATCTGTTGCGCCTGTTGGATTCCGACCGCGATACCGATTCGGGTCTTCGGTCCTGCTTCTGGCTCGAGACCATCGGGCCAGTCGGGGTTGCGCCTCCACCAAGTGCGGTGAAATACCACGTACCTATTGTGTTCGTCTACGATATTGATCTGTTCGGCGTATTTCATTGTCGTGTCCTCTCGTTGCGCGGGGTCATCCCGCTGGTCGTATTCATCGAATGCCAGCCAACCTAGTCAAAGGTTGACAGGCTAGTTGTCCATCAGCCGTAGCTGACTGCGTACAGTTGCACGCCTTCGCATACATGGTCGAAACCCTTGTCTCGACCTCCCGGCATGCCATGGAAAAAGCCACCGTTGAAGTAGCCGCAGTCTTTGCTTGCGGCACGGGTTGCTGCTTCCTCAGTGTCGAACCACACGATGCCGAAGCAGTTTCGCTGCTCGGTCTTGACATACTTCTCGCCGTTGAACGTATTGGCTTTATGGCTTACTTCGCTCATATTGAATCCTCTCAGTTGCGCGGGGTCATCCCGCTCGATGTGTAGATATCTAACCGCTCTGCAGAGCGGAACCTGTCAAGGTCAGTCATCGACGAGCAGCCCACTGCAGGACTCGAACCGGACTACTGTCCCTGCGGCTTGCGTCATGCTCGTATCCTGAATCTGGTGGCCCATTACTGGCGGGTGCGGTTCGCATCGCACCCTTTGATGGTCTGACCACTAGAGAGAGGAGTGACGGCGCATGGTTCATCTCCACCTGATCCCCTGTGGGGGGCGGAGCGCGTACCTAGCTCGTTGCTCGTCGTACTTAGATGTCAAAGAGTGGTCCTAGGTCTGGCCGTGACTCATGGGGGCAGCGCCAGCAAGGTCGATGAAGATCCTTGACCTACATACATTATACACATTTCTGGGTATGGCGCAAGTAGGGGGTAGGAAGGGGGGGCGTATTCTGTCCTATCCCTGGCCTTTAGGTGCCATTAGAAGCACGTCAGGGGTCATTTTAAGAATTCCAAGATTTATTAGGGGTCAGGACGCCCGAAACCCTGTATCCGCTCAGGGAGGCATCCTAGGCGCTTAGAAAGAACCCCCCACCTACACTAGGTAGATGAGGGGCTGGAGAACGTCGGGAAGGGGAGAGGAATACCACCACCCGACACGCAAGGATGCGTTATGAGATCAGCGTATCCGCTACGGTCTCGCTGCCACCAGCATGAGTAGGTGGGATGATGCCTTTGCCGTGCAGGTCAAAGCATCGATCAAGGTACTTGATCATTTCACCCTCGCCGTTGTTGGTGACCTGAACCGTGAACTGATCACCGAGCTTGAAGTCTGTAGTTCCGGGAAGCACCGCGCACGCAACACCCGCTCTAGCTGTGGGGATCATCTTAGTCATGACGAGACGATCAATGTTCAAGTAAGTACCACTCGTGAATGCGGTTGATTGACGAATGCCAAAGTACAAAGGATCAGGGAGCGCCGATCCACCACCAGCTCTGAATGCGAATGTGAACTGTGCGTAGCTGGTTCCTATGCTTCCATGCGCGATGGCTGTAGTTGAACCTGTGACAGCAGTACCATCAGCCTGCATGAGTCCTACTGTGAGTTCGCCAGCACTCGGAGAAGTGTTAGCGCGATTCATCAAGAAGCTAATCACGTAGTGACCGTCATAGTCAACCCGACCCATTGTTCCAGTTGCAGATTTAGAATCGATTTGCTGTCTTAAGAACAAGTTATTCGTACCGTCACTACGAAGCTGAAGGCACTTAGCGCCATGTGCAGGGTCGCTGGAATTAGCTAGAACCGTAGCTCCAGCACTTCCAACACTGATCTCCCATCCCGGAGACTTACCAGATGAATCAAAGTTCTCAAAACCAGAATTGCGAAGTATGTTTCGACCGGGACTATCACCGTCAGCTAAGAGTTCACTAGTAGACGCATACACGCCGACAGATCCACTGCCACCCGGCCACCTGTGATCATGAGGAGCGAACGTCTCTTGACCCCGAATCTCAAAGGCTTCGCCACCTTTGACAATACCTTTAGATGTTGCATCTTTCATACAAGTGAAAGTCATCAGCTCAGTTCGTGCTGTCGGATAATCAGTCATCGTCGAATGATAAGTCTTGTCCGCCAATGCAGAAACGACAACCGTGCCGTTAGTCGATGCGCCGACCACTCTGGTTGTTGATCCTATCGTGATCGTAGAGTGATCAAGTGACTTACTTCCTGCAGCCATCAATCTTCGAAGCTCGAATAAGGCATCTCTGATTGTCTTGTTTCTCAACGGAACTTCGTCGTTAACCATGTTGATCAGAGTTGCGTGAGCAGAACCCATGACTCTAGGCAACACCGATTGTCCAACACTGTTTCGAAGATTGTCATGGCCCTGAGTCAAACCTGACACGTATTCGAGATGAACATTATTCGTTGCATCCGTGGCTGTGATGTACTCATTCAGTGCTTCTTGGAATGACTTAGTAGCGTTATCGATTATGTCTGCTTGAAAATCTTCGACACGATCAATGATCCCGAACAACTTACCGAGTCGTGCAAAGAGTCCTGTTCGAGCTGTCACTAGATCACTAATCAGACCCATCGGATTTCCTTCCGTAAAGATTTTCTGTCATCTTGTTAAGTGCCTCGCGTCTCTTCTGGCACTTGCCACAAGAAGGTATTCCGAGTGCGTCAGTGGCTCTCTTGATCGTGTCACCTAAACCGCGATCACGACCTTCATAAGCAGGACACTCAACACAACACTCGATCAAGTTTTCGTTGGTACATAGGTCTTTGTCACATTGCCTATTCCCTGAAACATCGATACTCGAATGAACGCACCAATACCTCTGTCTTCTCCATCGGACATCACTCATGCGGTCACCGCTATTGATCCTCTCGGCGCGACCATGATTCCGCACCCTATTGTGTATGGGTTAGCTATACAAGCACATCCGGACCAAGAAGGTGGATCGTCATTCTGACAGCATCTTGCACTGTAATTCGGCTCACCACATCTATTAGGCTCGTAGTAAGTAGAGGGACCGCCATTCAAACCGCAATCGTAGAAATCTCCTACTGTACATCCGAGACCTCTCAGTTGACAACATCCTGCGTTCTTGAATTGACAGAACGCTTGTGTCTCTAAAATTTCACACGGAAAACCGCACTCACATAGTTGTTGTTGCTGTTCAGTGTAAGGAGGTCCGATATGACACATGGTCGGTCCTAATGCTGAAGGAATCCACTCACGATATTGCGGACATTGTGATCCTCTGGCTGCAATGCACTCAGGAGAAGCATCGAAAGTAGCACATTCGCAATCTTCTCCTGTTGTCAAGTATCCATCCGCTCTATAACCACTGGTGCTCATGACACCGCCTGTGCTTGACCAACCAGCGTAAACAGTGTGTGTACGTGCTCTAGAAGTTCGCAACATGTAAAGACTGAAGCAATTCAAGTCATCACCGGCGAAACACGCGGGATTCGAAACACCTGCACACGTGTTACCTGAAACTCCAGTTTGCTGAAGAATTTGATCGTATCCACTATCCGTCCAATTAACAGCTCCGCCTAAACCTATGTAAGTTGCTCCGGCATTGTCGGGATAGTATTCAGACATATCCACAACCATTCCAGCTATGAAACTCGGCGGACTTCCCCAACATTGATTGTTAGTGCCTTGAAAGAATTGATCCTGCGAGTGCGGTTCTACACTCATTTGTATCTGAAATGTTTCTTTAGTTACTACTGTGCTTCCGCCACCCGGAGTAGACAGATTGAAGTCTCGGAACGTACCACAACCTACATTCCCAACGTCTTCTAAACAGCAACATGCTCCGCGTCTTCTACTCATATAAGTCTTTCAACTTGCGCGTTCTGTTCGTCGTATCCATCACCCTTCAATGGCGAGTGCTTTTCAAATGTCGGAACACCAATTTGAGAACTAGACCGAGCGGGGATAATTCCATAAGCCGTGATGGTAATTCCGTCGCCACTGTGAAGCTGACAATAAATGCGATCTCCCGGTTGCAATATCACCTTGACTTGTACACAACCATTGTCAGGTGCCTTGCTTGCTGAGTTAGAGCCAGCTCGGAAAATCATGTTGGCAGTCGAAGGGGTTTCGTCTGGCCCACCGTGATAGATGCGAAAGAAGTTCGAATTGCCCCCAAACGAAGGACAGAAAATGAATTGACTGATCATAGTCTGCCCACCTTCAGGAGCAGTGTAGACAAGATGGCCGTCAGTCAAATCTGTACTTGCATCAGAACTAGAGAACTGGAAAAGTATGTCAGGGAAGTTCACTTCTGCATCTCCGTGATTATTGAGTTACTGGTCCTCGGTGCAGGAACTAATCCTCTCGTTCGCTCCCTTGAAGCAGCTATGACCATTCCTTCATCACAACATTCTACACAAAGATCATTGGCTACACTGAAACAATAAAGGTTCGTGATGACATCGAATCCATCGTCTGTCTTTTCTTCGAACAGTCTTAAGAACTTGAGCTTGACATAATGCCCGTTTGGTATCGGCGTCTTCGAAGAAAGAATATCACAATCGGTTCCCACAACACTCCCACCTAATTGTCCGGCAGAAACTTCTAACAGGTTGATCGCTTGGACAACTTCGCCAGTGCCAACCCAACTCAAGTCTGTTGATTCACTTGATCCACTTAATCGCATGATTGCGACTGTGTAAAGGGAACCGGGTGCAGCTTGGCATGGAAGGCTTTGCGAAGCTGAAATCACACCAATCTTATCAGTACTAGGTGCTGAAGCGCCGGGTGTCTGAAAGACCAACATCGTCCGGCCTTTCACATCATACATCGGATGCAAGATGACACTACTTCCGCTGTAATCTACTGAATCAGGATCGTAGTCGACACCTAAAGCGAATGCTGGATTGTTGTATTCCTCTTTATACTTCCTAGGTTCAATCGCTTCAGTGTAAGCGCCGGTTTCACCGTCGTACTGAAGCTCAATCCAATCATACCCATTGAATGGAAAGCTCGGATCAACTTTATCTCCCGGCTCCTCTAGTCCGCCTAGTGGTGCTGGTTCGCTTCCCGAATCTGCCGGTATCTTAGCAATCAATCGAGCAAAGATAGGGAAGTGCTGTTTTCCAGCAACGCCCCTCGCCCCTAGTGGTGTGCTGTACTCTGACGGTGTTCTCGAATCATTGGCAGCGTCAGAAATGCGATTGAGATCGCCGTGAGTAAGTTTTCCGAATTTGCCTTCGGTGAAGTTGGGAACTTTAGCCACGTGATTCTCCTCTTTTCTCGAACGACGTTACTTCAATCGTCGAGGATAGTGTACTGCAAATACCCATTCGAGCTTACAGCTTTAGCGTAAAGCTGTTCACCAGCAAGGCGGCTAATGGCAAACTCGCCACCCTTGAGTTCAAGGACATCGTGAAAAGTACCACTCACAAGAATGCCAATCTGAATCGATGCGTCTGCACTTGTTCCAATGTTTCTGAACCAAGCATAGCCCTGATTCGTCACAGTCATTTCATTCATGACGAGCGTCTCATGCGTAGACGTGGTGATTAACTGCACACCACCAACAGACTCGACTCCGCTCACAGTGATACTCTGTGTGTCAGGTGTAAACGACTCTTGATGATTGTCTTTTTCGTAGCTTATCGAAGCTGACACGGTTAATTCATTAGCCATTGTTTTTCCTTAGATACCTGCTGGTACGAATTGGCCCGGATCTGGAGATCCCTGTGGGAAAGGTTGTACGAATCTTACTGTCCTGAATTTACCTGTTTCAGGATTTATGTTTGGCCTGCCGTCTGGATGGTAATCAGGGGCTTGTATCAAATGATACAAATCGTCATACAAGTAAGTGTGCTGTATGTTGAACAGGTTAGTTCCGATTCTTGTGATGTTCGCGCCACGATAGAGAACAGCAGCACCGGGCAATCCGAACGGAGTGCCCTCGCACCGATGACCCACAGCTTCTCCGTACGTCTTCAGTGAACCTGAGTTGTCTGTAGTCGCGAAGCTGATTTCGTATTGCTGACGCATGATGCTCGTCGGAACACCCCCAGCGTCAACACCTCCACCACCTATGTCAGCCTCATTCGGAATGCCGTTGGTCGGCAAATTGGGATTAGCTCTGTACACGTCATGGAAACTACCAGAACATCGAGCTGAAACCTCTTGATAGCCGACGGTTTCTGGACCCATAGACAGGCCACTAGTATCGACAAGACCTGTCGGCTGATACTTCCGATAGTAAAAAACAGCTTCCCATGAATCTTTAGTTCCGGGAAGACATCGCAAGTCGTACTTGTAAGCAAACAATCTCGAAAACTGATCGTGCGGATCTCGCAGCTTCGGAATAGCGACAGTGTCTATTCCGCTTCCTGTCTTGGTAATAGTTGAACCGAAAGCGTTACGCAACACCAGAAGTTCATTTGCATAACCTTCAAGCAAGAAACGTCGCTGTGCTTCAGCACTACCGTCTCCAACTGACATTGACTTTCCGTCGTTGTGCTCGACACCTGAAGCCATTACTTAAACCCAATCTTGTTAGCAAGGTCTCTGACAAGACCTTCGAGCCTCTTAGTTATTGACTCAATGTTCTTCTGAATGCCATTAGCTTCTTTAGTTAGTTTGGCAATCTTATCCTGTGCGCCATGCTCACCGAACGTGAATTGACCCATCGCCGTGTTTCCACTTTGCGTGAGTCCAGACTTAGAACCACCACCAGACTGGCTCGCAATACCAAGTCTAGAAGAGATTTGGTCTGCCCTTTCAGACTGCGATTGAAGCATCTCTTTCAAATTCTTCTGTTCGAGTCTATTCCTCTTCGTAAGTTGCTGGTTGTACTCGCGTGCGTCAGCAAGTGCTTTTCTGTCAGCTTCTCTCTTTTCACGTTCAAATTTTCTTAGTGCTTCTCGCGCCTTGCGTTCTTTTTCTAGCTGATCAGCACGATCTTTAGCTTCCTTCGCTCTTCGATCTTCTTCTCGCTTCGCTGCTAACTCAGCCTCTCTAGCTGCTGTCTCTCTGGCATCGATAAGCTCTTGTTCAAGTTCGTTCCTTTTTGCAAGTGCAGCCAGTGCGACACGTCGAACATCTGAATCCTTTTCAGTGTTCTTCATCACCTCTTCGATTTTCTTGAGGTAACTGTCTTCGAGCTGCATTCTCTGCAGTGCAAACTCTTTGAATCGACGCTGCGAGTCTGTCGTAGCTTCGGCTATCTCGATCTGCATTTCAATCAGATCATTTGTTCGAGCTAAGTCTTTAGCCATCTCTAGGAATGGGCGCTCTTTGTTGACCTGTGCCGCCTGCTTCTCAAGCTCCTCAAGCTCTTGAATCACGTCGTTAGTGAGAGCAAGAAGATTGACGATCTCATCAGCAGCGCCTGCCAACAATCCACCGAGCAAAGGTATCTTCTCGATCGAGTCAGCAACACCCTCCATGTTCTTCATGAAGTCTGCTGAATCACCCCTCATAAGCGCCATCGCTGCGCTTGAAGCGTTTATAGCTCCTTGCGCTGCAATTGCTGCAGTCTTGACTCCTTCAAGAGCCACGAAGACCTTAGCAGCCATCGCAGCCACTCCAGCCATCGCCTTGACTGGACCCTTCTGCATTTCGCCGTCAATTTTATCGGCAGACTCACGCGCCTTGCTTTCAGCCTCTGAAAGACTCTTTTCGAGCTTGTCTAGCCTCGCTGTGATTTCGACGATCAGTTGTGCGACGGTGTCTGCCATTAGGCTTTGCTCATATTTCTTTCAACGAAAGCTCGATGATCACCATCTGCTGCTGAAGTGTTATTACCTTCATCGGCTATGGCTTGGATGACTCCTGACAATTCTTTCATAGTCAGTTCCATCGGGCTTCCAAGTCCGGGACAGATCTTCGCGACCGCTACTACGGTTTCGTAGATTGAACCGGCTCTATCGCTTTTCCCGATTGTTCCTCTGTGCCTTCTTCTTCAGTGCTTGCAGTGAAACCGAGCACCTGCAAAGCGAAGACTACAAGCCTATCTACCTCGATGTCTTCTAAATACTTGTGATCATCAGGTTCAGTTGAGTATTTCAAGACCTCGATAGCGCCTTGAAGAGTAAACGCGCTTTTCATCAATGTGGAAACTTGCCCCTTTTCAGCGGCAAGCTCTTTCAAGGCTGACATCTTTTCATTAGCTGGAACTTCGCAGTCGTTGAGGTTCTTGATCATCTCAAGACGATCCCTCTCATACTGCTGCTCCATCAGATGTATGACATCAGCTACCTTCGCTACACGCGCTCTGATTGTTCTATCGCCTTGGTGTATATCGAGATGAGTCAAGACCGTTCCTCCTGTTGACTTCGATGTCCTTGATCATGTGTGCTTTCACAGGACCGATCATAGCGACTGCAGTTTCAACTGCCTTGTCTTTGTCAACTTCAGGGTCAACACCGATACGTCGTACAGAGTCATCGTCCATAACGACCCGTACGATCCAATCCCTAGGTGTAAGAACAGGCTTTGAGTACATCAATCATCCCATGCGACGGTAGCACCATTGGCATCAGACATCTGGAAATTGAAAGTTACCGAGGCATCTCCTGCGACAGCCGAGTTGATAGAAATCGTATCGATAATCGCGCTGAATACGATAGTGCAGCCACTTGCAATCGTAAGCGTCATCGCTGCGCCCGCAGCACCGATCGTGTGCTGACCAATCTTTGAACTCTCTTCGCTTCCGAAAAGTGCAATGTCTTTGCTCGAACCTGTTTCCATGAATCCGCCAGCAGAACCCTGAATGTCAGGAAGTCCAAGCTGTCTCACCATGCCAGTGTTTCCGAATGAAGTGAAGTCATTCACGACATGCGAGAACGTTGCACTCCAAGTGTTGATAAGTGCTGCGTTTCCAGAAGGAAGCACACACGCGCCGTCTTTACCCTGAATAATTGCCATGTCAAAGTCCTGTCGTTTGGTTTCCTGTGGCCTGTATCGTTACAGACGCTATTAGTTCATCATCGGCTCTTGTGACCGTGGTTCCTGAAAGTACAGTGAGAACGAGCCTGTCGAAGTTCGTCACAGACTCAGAAGAGGAGTAGTGGAACAAAGCTACGACCTTGTCAGAAGTCTTAGCTATATCTTCTACGCCGTCTTCCCATCTGCCGACTACTCGAATTTCATACAAGGCTCTGTGCAACAATCCGCTGGCACTACCGAATCCCGGTGGCTCAACGCTTGTACTGACGTGATCGAACACCAGATAAGGATACTCGCTTGTATGCCTTGCATACTCTGCCGATATACGATCACTGACATCAGCAACGATTGACGCATCGCCTTTGATCGTGTCATACATGACCTTATCGAGTTCAAACGTCATGAGATGTTGAATCCCTTGCTAGTTGCGTACTTGCCGATTCTGAGCTTCAATTGTTCACGAACGTGCTTCTGAAACGACTTCTTTTTCTTGAGTGCCTTGACAGAAGGTAACAGATACGGTCTGTCCAACTTGTTCGGGTTCTCAAGGATTTCGGCGTATCGAAGCGCAGATCCGAATCCACCTTGCGAACTCTGCTTGAACAATACTGTTATCTCTTCTTTGCTACCTGCTTTGACATCGAGATTGGGTTGCTTGCGGGGACTTGAATTCTTCCCGATGTTAATCGGGCTTACAGTCCATGAGTTCCTGAGCATACCTGTTCTCGGCGCTGGTGGCTGTCCTTTCTCAGACGCCTGATGAGTACGACCACCCTTGAGTCGATAGACCGTTCCCGTGCCTTTCTGATTCAACACAGTACGAACTTTGTTCTGTAATTCAAGAGCAGTCATGTTCACCGCAGAAGTAAGAGCAGTTCGCACGACTTCGTTCAGTTCTTTTCGTTTGAAAACAACCTTACTCGACATCACAAGCTCCGGTTGCTTTGCGCTGAAACTATCTGATAGTGAAGTCGATCACCTGCGACCTTGTGACCCGGTGTCCGAATTCCGGTGATCTCATAATCAACGTCTTCGATCACTAACCGATCCTGTATCTTCAAGTCTGCGTTTCCAGCTAGATACAAGGTGACGTTATCGACCTGTACTTGTCGATCGTTTTCCCAGCCTTCGTTCGAACTTTTACTCGCGACGTAAGCGTTCACTCTGTGCATGTTCACAAATGTCTTCTTGCGAGTACCGACAGAGTCGACCTTATAGACAGGTCTCTTAACTCTGTAGGCTTTGCCTCGCGTTCTGACGATCTGTGAAATGCTCATCGAACCCTCCGATAAGGCGCGAGAAGATTCAGAATGCTTGCATGCCATTCAGCCATCGGTCGAAGACTGTAGTTGTAATCTCCAACACCTTCTCCGCTGATGTTCCTATCTCGATCTCTCCCCCTGAAGGCGTCACTTATGAGTTCGAACGCTGCTTGGACGAGTCCGTTCGGAATCGTGGAGTAGCCGCCAACGTACCTGACGTATACACTTTGGAATGCGTCGGGGAACCTGTTAGTAAACCTCTTCTCAGCGAACCGAGGAAAAGCATCGGCACGTAGATGAATAAGCCCGCGATCATAATCGACGCGATACTCATTTTCGTCATCTGAAGTGACTGTAAGTTGAGCGGTTGCATCAACGACATTGCGTCCTCCCATTCTGTGCAATGTGTAAGATGGCGCATTGTAGTTCAGGGTCGCCGAGAATCCGGTCGTTGAATTGATCCGCGTGACAAGCAATGACGTAGTGAGATTAGACGCGAACGCCCAATTAGTCGTTGTCGTGGAACCATCTGACGCGGTCCTGACGAGCCTGATTTGACTCTCTTCAACCGCAACTGTCGCGAGAAGATCAGTCGAATCACTACTACTGACCGACATCGAGTCCCTCGCGCCATACGCGATGAGGTCAACGCTGACAATAGGAGGGTTCTCAACAAGAAGCGACCGAGTTCCTCGCGCATCAATGTACTCCGAGAATGTTTGAGATACCAACTTGCGATCGCACCAGTTTTCAATCTGATCACTGACGTTGTTCACAAGCGTCTCAATCAAACTGTCATCAGTAGATGAGGTGATCCCCATGTACGTCTTAACAGCCTCAACTGTTGTAAGTGCGTTGTCAGCAAGTGTCATTAGGTGGTCACCGCTCTGAAGATTGCGCCGTCAGTACCTGCGAGTGAGGTTACGCTCGGTGTGCCGTGTCCGCCTTCGCCAAGGATCAAACCCATGCAACAGAAGTTGCAGTTACCGCTTGCTCCATTGCTGAAAGCAATACGCATGTACCGTTTTCGCTGACCAATCAACGGGATATAGAAGGTGGTTGCACAGTTGTCAGAATCTGCGTCGTAGGTGATCTT